CGTGTTGGTGCGGGCTTTCGGCCTGGTGGACCCGCAAGAGCCCCGGCTGCGCTGATGAAGGTCTACATCGGAGGCTGCCTGGGCGAGACGCCCGCGGTCGTCGCGGATTCCGTGGAAACCGCGATGCAGGAGACGCTCGACGGGTATTGCTGGATCGATAAAGAAACGCAGTGCCGGGACGAGCAGTGGACCTGCTGGTTTCTTGACGGCTATCGCGACCAATTGCGCTGCACGATCACGATCACCACACCGCAGGGCGAGACACGGAAACTCTACGTCGAACGCTATGACCTCGACACGGCGCAGGACGGCGACGGTGACGAGGTGGACGCGGCATGACGCACGGCACCCGCGCCACCTACCGCACCGGCTGCCGCTGCACGCCCTGCCGCGCCGCCAACGCCGGCTACTGGCGCGCCTGGTGGACCGCCACGCAGACCGGCCAGCGGCCCCTGGGCGCGCGCATCCCGGCCACCGAGGCGCACCGCGTCCTCAAGCTCCTGCGCCTCGACTGGCCGACCCTGGGCGCCTTGGCGCAGGCCCTGGGCAAGCACCACGATTTGGCGCGGCTGCGGCAGGCGCGCACGATCACCGTGCGCACCGAACTGCGGCTGCGGCACCTCTACCGCACGCGCGTGCACGAAACCCCCGACCGGCGCCGGGCGGACGCTCCCAAACACTTCCGCACGGGTTAGAAAACGTGGACCCCAAACCCCATGCCCCGCGCGGCCCGCTGGTGCAGCGCGACCAGCGCGACCTCATGGCACCCGCCGACCCCATGGCAGTTCCCGCCCCGCGGCGCTGCTCGGCGCGGTCCAAGTCGACCGGGAAGGCCTGCCAGCGGCCCGCGATCCCCGGCGGCACCGTCTGCCGCTACCACGGCGGCGCCGCCCCACAGGTCAAGGCCGCCGCGATGGACCGGCTGCGCGCCCTGCAGCACCCCGCCATCGACCGCATGGCGAAACTCATCGACCAGGACGAGTTTCCGACCGTCGCCTATGCCGCCAGCCGCGACGTGCTCGACCGCACGCTCGGCAAGCCGGGCGAGCACCTCGACCTGACGCTCAACGTCACGGATGAGCTGTTGGGGCGGCTGGACCGGGGGCGGCTGCGGGCGAAGCGATGAGCCTCGATCACTGGTGGATCTGGCCGCTGATCATTCTCGTGGTCGTGGCTGGCGTTGGCCTGCTGCAGGATCTGTTGCGCAAGCTATGACCACCCAGACCGTCAGCCGCGACGCCGAGGCCGAGCTGCACGACTTCTGCGCCGATCACTACGCCGACCCGCTCAACTGGGTCCGCGCCGCGTTCCCGTGGGGCGAGGACGGGCCCTTGAAGGCCTACGCCGAGCCGGACCGCTGGCAGTGCGACTTCCTCGCCTGGCTCGGCGGCGAGATCACCGCGCGCGGCTTCGACGGCGTGCACCCCGTCATGCCCATCCGCGGCGCGGTCGCCTCCGGCCACGGCATCGGCAAGGGCGCGCTGACCGGCATGCTGGTCGCGTTCCTGATGTCGACCCGGCGCGACGCCAAGGGCGTCATCACCGCCAACACCAACACGCAGCTGCAGGACAAGACCTGGGCGGCCATCCAGGTCTGGGTCAAGCGTGCGCTGACCGCGCACTGGTTCACGGTCAACACCAGCATCCTGTACCGCACCGGCTACCGCGAGAGCTGGAAGGTGAGCCCGCAGACCTGCGACCCGGAGAACAGCGAGGCCTTCGCCGGGCAGCATAACGTCGGCTCGACCAGCTTCTACATCAACGACGAGGACAGCAACGTCCCGAACATCATCCACGAGGTCGAGGAGGGCGGCCTCACCGACGGCGAGCCGATGCAGTTCCTGTTCGGCAACCCGACGCGGCGGCGCGGCGCGTTCTACGACATCGTGTTCGGCGGGCTCGGCACGCGCTGGCAGACGTGGGTGCTCGACGCGCGCGACTGCACGTTCCCGAACAAGCAGTTGATTGCCGAGCAGCTGGAGGACTACGGCGAGGACAGCGACCGGTTCCGCGTGCGCGTGCGCGGCCTGCCGCCCAACGCCGAGGACGCGCAGTTCATCGACATGGCGCGCGTGCGTGCGGCGCAGAAGCGCCAGGTGGTGGTGCTCCCCGACGAGCCGCTGGTGGCCGGCTGCGACCTCGCGTGGGGCGGGTCCGATTCCAACGTGATCCGGTTCCGGCGCGGGCGCGATGCGCGGTCGATTGCGTCCATCCGCATTCCCGGCGAACTGACGCGCGACCCGGCGGTGCTCACGAACCGGCTCGCCGACGTGCTCGGGCAGACGTTCGACGGGCAGAAGGTCGCGATGCTGTTTCTCGACAGCGCGGGCATCGCGGGCGCGGTCGGCGCGCGCCTCCGGCAACTCGGCCACCGCAACATCAGCGAGGTGAACTTCGGCGCCGACTCGCCATCAGTCAAGTGCCGCTACATGCGCGACTACATGTGGGCCGAGATGAAGGACTGGCTGTTGACGGGCGCGATCGACAGTTCGCCGCGGCTCGAGGCCGACCTGATCGGCCCGGGCGTGCGCGAGGAGCTGAAACAGCGCATCTGGCTGGAGTCGAAGAAGGAAATGAAGGCGCGCGACGTGCCGAGCCCCGACGAGGCCGACGCGCTCGCGTTGACCTTCGCGCAGCCGGTGGCGGCGCGGGTGGAGCCGCCGGTCGGAGGGCTGCGGGCCAGCGGGTCGAGCAGCTGGATGGGCTAGCACAGGCGCTCGCTGTGCGTCTTGCGATTCTTGCGATTCTTGCGAATCGTAAGAATCGAAACGCCACCAAACACCACGGAACGCCACCACAAACGCCACGAAACACCACTGAACGTGGCCCTAGATTTGCCCGCCGTCCGCGCCGTGTCGCATCCTGACAGGACCCGTGAGCAAGAAACCCAGTCAGCGGAAGGATGCGCCCTCCCCGGCGAAGGCGCGCGAGATCCTGCGCGACGGCACGGCGCAGGGGCAGCCGTTGACGCCCAAGCAGCGCGGGTTCTTCGGCGCGGTCGCGGCGTTGGCCAAGAAGGGGAAGTAGCATCCATGTCGCTCTTCGCCAGCCCTGAGGCGCTCGCCGCGGCGCTCCTGCGCGGCCCGCTGACGCTCGCGCGCGTCCGTAAGGCGCGGCGGCACGCCGACCACGACCCGCGCCTCACCTGGGCGCGCACGCTCGCGGCGCTGCCCGACGCCGCCCGCACCGCGGTCGAGTCCACGCTGGGGCACGGGTAGCCCGATGGCGATCGACCCCGTCGCCCCGCCGCGCGAGACGCCCCTCGACCCCGAGGCGCCGGACACGTCCGCGCATCAGACCGCGCTCGACCGCTTCAAGCTCTGCGAGGAAGCGAGCCACGAGCAGCGCGTGCGCGAGTTGGAGGACCTGCGCTTCATCGACGAGAAGGGCGCGCAGTGGCCCGAGGACGTGCAGCGGGCGCGCAAAGGGCAGGAGGGCGGCGGCGGCTTGCCGGCGGTGCCGGCGCGGCCGTGCCTGGAGTTCAACCTGCTGCGCGGCCCCGTGCAACAGGTCATCAACACGGCGCGCCAGGCCAAGCTCGGCCTCTCGTTTGCGCCCGAGGGTGAGGGCGCCAGCCAGGCCGTCGCCCAGGCCTACGACGACATCGCGCGCGCCATTCAGGCCGACTCCCGCGCGCACCTGGCGCGCCAGTGGGCGTTCGAGCGCGCGGCCAAGTGCGGCTTCGGCGTGTATCGCATCCTCACCGAGTACGTCAACGACCAGAGCTTCGACCAGCGCATCGTCTACAAGCGCATCCTCAACCAGGCGAGCGCGTATCTCGACCCGTTCGCGCAGGAGCCCGACTGGAGCGACGGGCAGTTCGCGCTGCTGACGCAGGACCTGCCGCTGGCGCGCTACAAGAAGGCCCACCCCGACTCCAAGCTCGCCAGCTACTCCGACCGCGAGCTCACCGCGCTCGGCGACGACGTGCCGCAGTGGATCACGACCAGTCACGGGGACGCGGGCGTCGGCGTGCGCGTGGCCGAATACTGGGAAGTGCGCGAGGAGTCCACCACCCTCGTGCTGCTGCCCGACCAGACGACGGCGCGCGAAGCGGACATCCCGAAGGACATCCTCGCCCAGGTCGAGCGCGACCGCGGCACGCCGCTGCCGCGCCGCACGATCCGCAGCGGCCGCAAGGTGTTCTGGTCGCTCCTGAACGGCGTCGAGGTGATCGAAGGGCCGCAGGAGTGGAACGGCAAATACATTCCCATCATCCCGGTCATTGGCGACGAGGCGAACCTGAACGGCGACCGGCGCTGGACCGGCATCGTGCAGTTCGCGCGCGACGCGCAGCAGTCCTACAACTACATGCGCTCGGCGCAGGTCGAAGCCGTCGGCCTCGCCCCGCGCGCGCAGTGGATCATCGCC